AGCCAAGCTCAGGAAACGGCAGAGTGGGCCTTAGGCACGCGTCAAAACGCGTGTCCAAAACACCACTCTGTCTCGATGGAGTACATCGGGGTCAGAATTAAAGTCCCAACAAGGGGATTTTAATTTAACCACTTTATACTTCACTCGCCAGGGTCTGGCGTTAATGAAGTTGTCCCGTACATAGCCTCCAATGGCGCTGATTTCAGCTCCAGCGGGATTTGCGTACGAATCGCCAACTCTCCAACCTCGTTTGATGGGTCTGAGCGCTCTGTAAAACAGAGCACCATTCCCGTCTGATTTTGGGGACAGTAGGAGGTTTGATGGTAGGAGTATACCTTCGTTGATGTTTGAGTAGAGTGGGACAGGTCTGATTTTACAGAACTGAACCAAGTATCTACCGACATTTTCGAGAGGTATCCCAAACTTACAAGACCAACTACAGAGACGATTAAGGGCAGTATAGATATCGGCTTCATCATTAAACTCCTTTAAGTAAACACCGCGGACGTTATATCCACGGTAAAAATCTCCACCACAAGATTCTCGAAAGAATCCAGTAGTGAAGGACTTATCGGAGTTAACGACAAAGCCAGATACTTCTAGCAGTTCCAGGACTTCAGGTGTGTATTCGGTTCTGACAATCAAGTCATCGCCAAAAACGCCAAAGTCTGTTCGCTTTGATAGGAAAACCCTCCCGGACTGTACATAATACAGGTTCTGAAAAGGTCCACCATTCATACGATAAACTGCACGAAGAAGACAGGAAAATATGAGGGTCATAAGAGGAAAGGTAAAACCATTCCCCATAGTGGAAATCATATTCAACTCAACGTATCTGCCATTGACGAAAGTGCAATCGCACCTAATCATATCCAAGATCTGAAAAACGTTCTTGGGTAGCAAAAAACGCATGAGTTCTAGTGATAACGAGTCACTCGCGTTGCGGAGATCTATGGTCGAAAATGACCCATCGATTGAAGCAAATCGAGCTAATGCTTTATTAACCTCGGGTTGAATATCCATGTGAATGGAAAAATCACGCTCGAGAATTAATTCTAAGCATCGCTTGGCACCTAACTGGTAAAACATGTTAAGTGTAGGCTCGGTACAAATAGTCCTGTTTTTCTTACTATCCTTAGGGACAGTAGAAAGGCGACTACCTCGAACTTGTACTGTAGGATGGTTTAAAGCGCGAATCTCTTCGGCTTCGGACCACTTACCAGTAACATAGTTACGATAGAATCGTAGAAGGAAAGGAGACGTATGCGTCAGGGTACTATCAAACATCTTCGTTAAGAAGTCGTTTGATCGCGATCCGAGAGAACTTCCAGGTCCACAAGCACCGTATGAAAGAAATTTACCATACGATAAAGCTAGTGGTCCGTTAGAAGAATCATCTCTGAAAGCGTGATGAACTTCATCACGCCAGAAACGCATACGCGGGTCCTCGGACCAGTTGGAACTAACGGCCTTGTTTTGAACAAGGTCGTTCCAGATTAGGAAATTTTCCTTAGCCTGGCGATCTAAAAGATCGTTTCCACCTGGAGCGACATATTTCTTTAGCAAAGTTTCGCTAAGAACTGCCGCCCTCATGGACTGTAATTCATCCATGGGAATCCGTAGATCCTTCTCAAGTAGGGCTTTTAATGTATCAGGTTTTACTGAAATATCCATGTTACATAACTCCTTTTAGTCAAATCTAGGGACGACTCAGAAATCCGAGTCGAACGAGAGAGGGATTTCAAGATTTTTATAGAAATCCTTCTCCTGGCGTGTCATAGGAGAGGTTTTATGCTCTTCTACTAATGTCCTAAAGACATCGATGGAATTAGGAACTGGAACAGAGTATACCGAAAATCGGTCATCTTTGTATAACAGTTTTTTAGATTCCATTACGCCACCCCACTGACCACTGTGTCCCCGAGACCAGCAGAAATGCTGTTCAAGAGGCCTACGGCGGCAGAAATTGCAGCGCGCAGATTAGCCGGATCGGCTGTATCTGAACCTGCAGGGATGCCTAGATCGATTGTTATTGGGAAAACCACTGAAGGTTGACCCGCTAACGGAGTAACACCCTTACGGACGACAATTTTGTGATGATTTAGCGGTACACTGCTAATTACACCAGTTGTCGGATTTGCTTTACCGAGGACCTTAAAAACTTTTGGTCTGAAGTAAGTCAACGTAAAAGGGCGAGCTACTGATGTGGCATCAACCCCGGCTTGAGTGCCTGAAGTGCTGGTAACAGCAACTTGTTTGGCATTCGTATCGGGGGCGATATCTACAGTAGTATTGTAACCCGGAGTGGTAAAACCAGTCTGGGCACCGCCAGTTATGGCGGCTGGTAGGCTAATAGCCATGATAGTTCTCCTTTAGATTAAAGAAATTTGGTCAGAAGGGCAGCGATATTGGTTAGTCTAATACCACCGCCGGGCAGGGAGAAACTCAAAGGCGGAATTGCCAATGAGCCCCCAGACCGATCAACCGACCTGTGAAAAACGGACAACGAACCGGGTAAAACCAACTTCGGATTTGTAGGTCCTACACCATAGGCCGGGCCGAAACCTTGAAGAATCACGTTACGCTCCTGAGTATAAATATTTGACTCTGAAGTATAACTGAGAATCTGGGTTCCGGTGGTCGATGCAAGAATTATGTCACCGATGTTGACGAAGTAATCGATTAAAAACGACCAAGGAGTTATCTCCCAAATCGTTGACGGTATATCAGATAAATCCGATATACTATCAATCAATCGATCACTTGCGGCTTCAGCAAAATGAATACGTTCAGAAACGACGCCAAAGTGTATGATACACTCAGCCGTCATTTTGTCATATCCATTAGTTATAGCTGGATACCACGCAAAAGAACCTAAATCATTGGGAAGAAAAGACACAGACTCCGCTTTCGCGTAGTATCTGTAACCTAATTTCTCAAGATTGTTCTTTCCGTTAATAAGTGCTATAATTGCCTTAATGTCAGAGATCAGGGGGAGTATCGCGAAGCGAAACTCTAACCATGAGTCTGCAGAAGCTTTCGAAAAAGTTTTAAAGTTACGTTTAGTAACTTCATCACCAAAAGCATGAATTAATTTAACAGACTTCTCAAACGGGTGGCGTAACAGATCAACTGTTTCGCGCAACTCGCCGAGGAAAATCTGGTTATTTGTTCCACGCTGTAGTGAATAAACTTTATTGTAGGCCTTGCCTCTGGCAGAAGCTTGAGCCTCACTTACTAATGACTGATCCTTAAGTCGAAATCCAGCATCTGGAGACCAAACTATACCATTCGATTGAATAGGTAAAAAGTTTAGGATCCAAGTGCTATCTTCGATGTTAGGGGTGCCATTTGTGTAGGTGAGCTTTCCCACGTTCGCTACGATGCTAGAAGCATACGCTTTGAGCGGGGTAGTTGCATTTTGCAAGCTCTTAATCTTTGAGCGCCATAGTGGGTCATAGGCGCCCTCCCGGCTCGCAGTAGTGTCAAAATCATATATGTACTCGTTATCGAAAGATGACGGAGCACGATGAAAGGCATTTACTCGAACTGCAGAAGGCGTTACTTTGATCATTTATGGTCTCCTAGATTAATACCGGACGAAATGTCCTAAACGAACCCGAAAG